GTGAGAACATTCTCCAATATCCTTCACCATATTTACATTCTGATGCAGTTTCATTTTTTTGACACTTAGAACAATATCTAACTCCCATTTCCTCGGGGATAAATTCTTCCTTCTTAGTCTTATTGCCCCAATTCTTTGCACCAACTTTACGACACTTAACTAAAGCACCAGATGCATATGCAGATGGCCAAACCTTATAACGAGATTTTACCTTTGAGTAACATGCATCTTTTTCTTCACTAACATCCAAAAATTCTTCTTTTCTAGTATTTGCCTTTGATACTGATGATGGATAAGAACTCTCTTTACTCTTAGGAACATTTGTTCCCATAATTTCTCTTCTTACTTGACCAACATCTTTTTTCCAAAATGGATTCTTCTTAAACTCATGTTTCTTGCCCTTGGGTCGATTTCCCCTCTTCTTCATTTTTTCCTGTGCCGCAGAAAGATTACCATGTCTAGCATATTCTTTCTCACCAGGACCACCCTTCTCAAATGATTGAGTATCTGGGTTATCTACACCTAGTTGCTTTCTCTTTGCCTCAGACTTTTCTTTTGGAGTATAACCAGAAGGATTTGGATTTTTCTTATCATCCCAAGCAACCCTACCTTCAGTCGCAACCATCTTAGCCTTACCCTTTCTATCAGGATTTGGATCTTCTTGGTTCTTACGACGGAATGCACTCTCCTCTTCCTTATCGGAGAGATCTGCTTTCATTTTACTTGAACCGCACTTTGGTTTTGTTGTTTGTCCTGGTTGTTTTGCACAGGGTTTTCCTGCGTATTTACCACCCAGTTGAACCCAACCAGGGGTGCCATCAGAAGCGCGACTCTTAGTAAACCAGTCACGCAAAGAACTATCACCACTCTTGTTTTCATCAATAAAATCCTCCTTTACACAAGATCCTGGAGCAAATTTTTTAGTTCCTTTTTTTCTTTTATATCCATCCCAACATTTTTCATTCAAACCTTTAATCCATTCATCTGGAGTTTTATCATGTTTTTTGACAAATGCATTATGAAGTTCTTTTGCAGTCATATCATGTTCTTTCATAATATTACGCATTAGTTTGTCAATAGAATCATACGAAGTATCGTCTAGTTTTTTAAGTCCACTTTCAAGTTCTTCAATCGCATCTTCATTAATTGGTTGAGTAAAACTCTTGAACTTATAATCACTACCCTTAATAATATCAACAACATGTGCGAAAGTTTCACCATTTGCATCATGAAGTTCTGTCCATTCTTCTTTTACTTTCTCCATCTTTTTAAGTTTGGAGTAGTAATTTGGAATTTCATCTAAATGTTGCAATGCAATATCCATTGCTTCATCATTATCTGTAGTATGTTCATGCTCAACCTTCATCCCCATCTCAAGTTGTTTTTGGATGATTGATGGAGATACTTTATGCTTTTTTGCGATTTCTTCTACTGATTTATGACCTTTGAATCCTTCTTTAACTTCCTTGGTTCTAACTGTATCATCTTCACCATGAGAAAGGTGGTCAGCTACGGTATCAAGATACTCAGCGGCTTTAGTAATTTTTGATTGCACCCATGCTTCTAAATCACCTTCACCTTTAAGTTTAGTCATCAATCTGGTGATTGCAGCCTGTGCAGTTTTAAGTTCTCCACGAGCCATGGAAAACTCAAAATCCTCTCCGAGAGGTGCAATTGTTTGTAGGTCTGCAAGAGTAGACCACTCTTTGAAGGTGAGTTTATCCATTATTTTTTATAAGTTTCCTATGTTTATTTAGATGTATCTGGATTCATGGAACTCTTCAAGAACTTTTGGAGTTCTGCTGTAGATCCCAAGAACACTGCATTGTTGGTAACATTTGTTGGCACAGATCCTTTTTGTTCTTGATTAATATCTTTCATCTTCTTCTGAAGATCAAGGAGTTTATCAGTAACATCTCCAACATTTTTAATGAGTTGTCCAGCAACCTCATAGGCTCTTGGAGAATCGGATTCTTGTGCGAGTTCTAAAATACCATTAATCGCTTCTTGACCCTTTTCAATAATTGAATAAAGTTGACCTCTAGAATACTCATAATCTTTTTGAAGTTGATCTGAAGATTCTGTAGGTTTAATTATGGTGGGTTCTGATTTGACAATCTCCGATTGAATTGGAGTTGTCTCAATATCTAAAGCCTTGTCAATGTCTTCAAAACTCATATATCAATTCCTTTAGTAGTACTATAAACTTTACCGTCACCATAATCATATCTAGATTCACTAAATCCAAAATCATCATCAAGACCGATCAATTCATCATCTGCATCGTTAATTACATTGAGCGCAGTTCCTGATGTATGTGTTGTAATAGGAGTATTATCTTGACCTCTGGTCACAGTTAAAGTATTTCCTGTAATTTTACGAATAAACATAGATTCTGAATCAACCATAATATATGTTTTTTCGAGTAAAACTGATCCATCAACAACTGTAAATTCAGTTACATCTTCATTGATATCTTCAGAGATTTGAGTAATTTCATCATTATTATAATCTTGTAATGATCTAGGTTCTACTACATACCTCAACTGTCTAGATGCATTGACTTTGTTTGTATTCGTATAATAATCAACTTGAACTTGTTTGATCAATGCATCATTTGGTGTTCCAATTGGACCAAACAGATAAGTCTTAGCGACAAAATCTAATGTATAAACTAAAACTCTCCTTGTAGTGAAATCTCCTTCATATTGATCGTCCATTGCAATTCTTTCAAGAACCATTGGAATATCTCTTTTTTCTCCAATACTTGATACCAAATCTACAGTTAAATTAAAGTGCGGTTGAAAATAGGGTAATATTTGTTCTACGACTTGTAAAGCATCTTCATTAAGTTTAGACATTATTGAAAGTCTAAAATTTACATTATATGGAACTGGCATAAAAACTTTTGTTAGTTCATTATTTGCCTGATCTAATGCTTTAAAAGTTTGCATAGTGGAAGACTTTCTACTAGAATCATAAGAAATTCCAGTCATTTCAAAAGACATTCTGGGAAGAGTAATTGCAACTCTCTTTTTTAAATCAGGAACTTGTTCGATTCTTGCTAAGAATTTTTGAACTGGACCATAAGCAATAGGTACAGTTAGGATACTAAAATCATCCCCTGCATTATCTTTATGTTTGATTTGAATATTATTAAAAAGTGTACCGAAAGCCACTATGGTCTTTCTCAATATTTCATGATAAAAATAATTTGAGATCATAACAAGTTACCTAGAGTAATAATTATTTAGTATTCGCCAAAAGGATTCTTTTGACTGAAATCAACAATTTCATCAGCAGCTAATTCGATTTCGAGATTTTCTGCATATAGATCTAAGAATTCATTTGTTTGAACACTTGAGACCTTATAACTTGCACCTGCACCAACTATAGCTTCTCCTCTTGCAAAAGTTCCATCAACAACAGAAAGTTTAAGAACTCTATTGACATAATCCCAACTCTTAACATATCCAGTTGTACCAGTTCTAGAACCAGTAACAACTTCATTATAATCATAATCTCCGAATGTAGTTGCGGTAGGATCTGTGAAGGATATTGTTGGAGTAAATGTATATCCAGCACCAGCGTTAGAATAACGGATTGCAACCACTACGCCATTAGAATTAAGAATTGCCTCAGCTTGTGCATTTCTAATATTAGAGGAGATACCTGTACTTGTTGGAATAAAGGTTCTTTGGATTGCAACTTGAGGAGTTGTAGTGTATCCAACACCACCGGAAGAAATTCCAATGACTCCAAGAACTCTTGTGTTAATAACCGCAGTAGCAATTCCACCACTTCCACCACCACCAGAAATAGTTACCACTGGAGGTTCAGTATATCCGAATCCAGGATTTGTGATGAGAATTCTATCAATTGCAAGTTTTTGATTTGTAGATCTACTTGTCATGATTGCAACAGCGGTTGCAGTCAATCCACCTGACGGTGCAGTAGATATAGAAACTGTAGGTGGGAAAGAATATCCAAATCCATCATTAATGAGATCAATATACTGGACTGACTTGGAATTAGGATCAGTCGTTGCAAATCCAACAGTTGCTACGGCTGAAGTGGCCCCCGTTCCAACCATTTGAATGGTGTAAACATTTCCAAGATCCTTAATGGACTCATTAACTTCGATGCCGGTAGGATCAACTTCAGGAACATCAATAATCTCATCTTCGTATTCAAACCTTTCGCATCTTAATTCATAAACATAAAGATTATTGAGTTGATAGAAAGGTTTCTTACCCTCAACATACTTAATTTCAAATAAAGATTCATCAAGTGGGAACCAAATTAGATCCCCTTCTTGAGGTCTATATGCAACTTTTCTTTCATTTTCTGGCCATAATTTTAATAATGGTGAGATAAAATCATCGTATCTTTCTTTTGAGATGACAAGATTAATTTCATCATTACTTCTGACACCAAATTTACTTAGTAAATCTCCATTACCACTAAATCCCTCAAAATTCATTAGATAGGCTTCAATACGAAAACTATCATCAAATTTGGATGCGGTTACTTCTTTAATAACTGTATTTTCTCCAATGATTCTTCTAGGCATGTATAGAACATCTTGTCCATACATTTTAAGTTGTTCGTTAATTAGATCTTGAATAAGCCTTTGCTCACTCGGAG